CTTCTTTGTTCAAACGTACAAAACTCTGATCCATTAGGTGAAGGGGCAAAACAAAAAGCATTTTTCTCTAGTAAGAAAAAGAAAAACGATGAAGATCATCTTTGCCTTCGTGCATTAGATTGGATTTTTTCTGGATATTGGAAAAAAACAGGTAAGGTAAAAGTTAACGAAACTAAAAACTCTATTGAATTTGATGGATTCTCTGATCCATATATGCCAGGTGCTAACTTCTTGCGTTGTTTAAGAAACGCTGCCACTAAATGGAAGTTGGGTAAAGACGTTCTTCGTGCTGTTGTTGTTACTAATGATCCAGCAATCGAATATGAAGGATCAAAAAATGCTTTGGAAATGTACACAAAAGACCAAAGTTACTTTTCTAATACAGCATTTACATCAAGAGGTGTTTGGGTACAAAGATTACTATTTCCAGATTGGAAATGTACTTTTGATTTAATGGTTGACGATGAAATATTAAGTGTATCTCAGCTTAATAGAATCATCGCTATGGCTGGAAAAGCTGAAGGATTAGGTACATGGAGACCTAGATTTGGTAGATTCTCTGCATCTGAACTTGTGGAGGTAGCTGACTAATGACAGATAATCCAAGAATAAGTGGTATCGATTGGCAAGGTCTCCAGAAAGGAGATCTTGTACCCCATTACCAAGTCAAAGAATTTTTCCGTAGTATTTTCCCAGATAAAGAATGGGATGATTTCAGCATGGTTAAAGTTATTGAAAAACTGATGAAATTGCGTGAAGCAATTAATAGACCTTTAATCATTAAAGAGGTCTATAAAGATCAATCTTTACGAGTTCTTACTGATAAAGAGAGTGTAGATTATTCTGCACAACAAGCTAATGCTGGTATTAAGAAGCATCGTAGGCATACTCGTAGATTGTTTACTCACATCAATAAAGACAATCTAGATCCAGCAAAACAACGTGAGTTGGAAACTAAACAAATTCATCATGCGTTTATAGCTTCTGCTGCTGACGGTGCTAGAAAAGAATCTTTACAACTGCAAAGAAAAGGAGAAAGACTACCTAAGTCCTTGATCGAAAAGTCAGACTTTAAGAAATCTTCTTAGCCATTCCATGTGATTCCTGTCTCATCACGTCAGCGTAACTCCATTCCGCTCTTTTTATCGCACCTTCTATCTTGTCATCGACCCTTATTGCTGCTCTAATCTTCTTAATGCCTTTCGCCTTAGATCACTTTGTCGCTCTTTCGATCAACTTATTTCAAATCAATTCTTTCTCTGGTCGCTTAATCGCAATCGTTATGGGTGTTACGATAAACCCTTCTCAACATCCTTCTGGGTTAATAGCCTTGAAAGATGATTACTAATTACTCTATTCTGTTTCCGTCTTTTCGGATCAGCTTGATTCAATCCCCTTCTCAGCCTATTAATTCGGCTCACATCATCTAGGCTCGATTTCGTTCATCTCTTTTCAACTTGATTCAATCGTTATGAGTGTTACGACAAACTCTTCTTAACACCTTTGATACTTAATAGGTTGACAAGGTGATTGATTCCGCTCTTTTTGATTCTTTTCGACTCATTTCCATAGTTATGTTGCTCTTTGTCACGTTTTGCAACTCCAATCCTAGCACCTTGATTTTTCACATCTCGATTCCACTCAAACTACTGCCACTCGCTACATTTCTTTTCGACTTAAAACAATCGTTGTAGGTTTACGATCAAAACCTTCTTTGACATCTCTATGACTTAATAGGTTTACGAGATGATTAGTCCGACTCCCCTCGATTTGCCTCTATATAGTGCATCTTGAAGCGGTTCTATTCTTGTCCTTGTCAGTTCCGTTTGCCTCCGTGTCTCGCCCCTCATTTCCCTGCCCATCAAAACTATCGTTGTCAGTTTACGATTAAAACTGTCCTTAACACTTCTATGACTTAATAGGTTTGCGAAGTGAAACTTCAACTTATTGTTTCTCGTTGTCATTCAACTCAGAGTCACTCCTAACTTCGCAATTTAGACGCTCTTTTTTTGTTCTATGAAAAGCGATGTCATGTATCTCAGATTGACGCATCCTCACGCACATCAGCACCATTCCCATCAACTAACTGCAATTTGACTCATTTCAAATCAATCGTTTAAGGTCTTACGTTAAACCTTTTTAACACCTCATCGTATCGTTTAGCCTTTCGCTTTCTTTCGCCTTATTGCCACTCGAATCGATTCACTTGTGACTCACTTCAAATCAATCGCTTGCCAGTTCTACGATTAAGAACTGGTATCCTTTTTCTTTGTTAATTTCTTTACAATATTTTTTATAGCTGGCTTTATTAGATTGAGAATAAAAGGGCTACTCGCAGCCACAAGGCCAATAATAGCAGTAGAAATAATAGTGCTCGGTTCTGGGATGTATTGATCCACAAAAGGAACGTTTTCATATAGAGTGATGCACTCAATCTCATCATCTCCTCTTTTATGCCCAATGACACGTTCTAAGCGTTTTTCGTTACGAAAATCTCCAACTCTTTGATCTTTAGAACTTGGACAAGGTGGTATCACTATTTCTTCTTCTTTAACTTCTGGTATCTCTGTAGATTGCTTACCTGTTGACGAATCTGCTTGGTTATCAACAGGTGCTTGCTCTGTAATGATGATATTTTGAGGTGTGTAATCAAGAGGAACAAACCCAGGAAACGGAAAATCGCACGTTGTAAATACACCATTTGGATCGTCTAACAGTAAATTACGATTACCTGTATTTTTTATATCACGATGCTGATAAGTACAACCAGGAACATCAATGTCAGGTGGTTCAGTTACAGTAATATAATGATGACTATAGGGTTCTGGAACGTCAGGAATATATATTTCGACAATACCTATATCAGGTATTTCAATCGTAGGCATCTCTTTTCTTTAAAATCTCCACCTCTGAAAAGCATTTAGGACAGGACAAATTAGTCATCACTGAAAACTCAGGATAACCATTCATATCTTCTTCAATATCAATGTCACCACCGATTATTAACTCGTTATCGCACCAATAACATTTCATTTGATTATTGGCATTGATGGACCTGTCATTTTAGGTAAACCATTATCTAACAATTTAGGCATCATACCTTGCACATTACCAAGAATTTCATTCATTACTCTTGATTTAAACTGTTCTGAAGTTACATACTTGTAACCAAAGTACGCTCCACCACTCATTGAAGCTACCATTACAAATGAGATAATACTCAAAACATTAGCAATTTTTTGAAACATGATAAAATATGCCCTAATTAGAGCCATGTCAGTTATGACATTAGCTACATTACTATTAATTATAGGTCTATCTCCACTCTACGTCACTTTAGGGGTAATAAAACATCAGATGATAAGCAAACCTAGTAAGTAGATTTAGTTCTACAAGACCTTGTTCTACACGCTCCAGAACAATAAATCCTACGTTGTTCCATCGTATTAAAAGTTGTACCGCAAACAGGACACTCTCTTACGAGTATCCCTTCTACTTTTTTTCGTTTTTTACCCCTAAATCTATAGTTCCTGTTTTTTCTTCTTTTTTACTTATTTCTTGCAGTAACAGTTGGTATGCTTGGACTCCACCCTCTAAACGTAAAATATATTGTCTTTGATTAATTATTTCTTGTTGCCATTCAAGGATCTGTTTTTCAATAGTTTCTTTCATAAATTAAACAATAGTAAGGGTTTCGCCACTGCCAACAGTGACAGTAACTCCACTATTTATTGTTATTGGCCCTGCTGCCATTGCGTTTTTTCCATTGGTTATTGTGTAATCTGCTGTAACCGCCTGATCGTTTTCATAAAAAACAGCATCACTACCACCGCCAGTTGGAACACTGCTACCACCACCAATTTCTTTTACAGTTCCACTATCATTAACATAAAATTTTTGAGCAGAAGTATCTATAGCGACCTCACCGCTTGTTATATCACTTGTTGTAGGTGTGCTTGTGCCTCGTTTTAGCTTGATGACATTAGCCATTGGCCTTTACCTCCTATGGCTTAAAATGTGCCACCGTCTACATCAAAACTAGAAGTAGAACCATCCTCCAAAAATGTAACCAAGTCAGACAACGCAACTTGTTTCATCGTTCCATTATCATTACAAACAAATCTATCTGCTGTAGCAAGTGTTGTTGCGGAGGCAGATGTTCCTCCATCCATCAAATTTAATTCAGATGTTGTTGCAGTAACCCCATCCATAATATTGAGTTCTGATGTGGTTGCTGTAACCCCATCCATAATATTTAGCTCAGAAGTTGTAGCAGTTACACCATCCATAATGTTCAACTCTGAAGTCGTTGCTGTAACTCCGTCCATTATGTTTAGCTCTGTAGCTGTGGCAGTTACACCATCTAAAATATTAAGTTCTGAAGCGGTTGCGGTAACTCCGTCTAATATATTTAATTCAGAGGTTGTAACTGTTGCTCCATCTAATATCTGAACTTCAGCTTGTGTAAGATCAGCTAAAGCACTTGCTGTATTAGCACCCATTGTTGCTAATTCTGTAAGCTGTGCATC